GTCGTTATTTGGTGAGTCGTAAAACACGATCCCGGAACTTTGAGGTCTGGGACTTTAGCGGTGAGGAATTATTGCTGGTCTGCCTGTGTGTGTACAAAAAGGGCGCGCTTGAAGTGATGCGCCGGCTGGCGGTAGCGGATCGAGGGGGTGTGTGATGAATCTGAATGATTATATCAATCCGGAGCAGTTGGGCGTGATGCGGGCAGCGTGTCGCGGTGAGGAAGGGCAATATTTTATTGATAAGATCGCGGAGGTCAAGCGGATCATTGCGGCGATGCCGGTGACGTATGAGACGGGCGGCCTGGGTGGTGAAGCGATGGCCGGGCTTCATTACTTTCTGCACGGTTCGGACTGGTGGATCCTGGAGCGCGATGTTGAACAGGATCAACTTCAGGCGTTCGGTTTTGCCTGCCTGAATGGTGACGGCCAGTGCGCGGAACTGGGATATATCAGCATCGTAGAATTGCTATGGAACGGCGCGGAGCTTGATCTATATTATAGGCCGGAGCGGCTGGATGACCTAAGGGCAAGGGTGGCGGGATGAATAGGAAAATGACGAGCGGGAAGTTTAGCAGTCCTTCAGAGTTGCGTGCCGCTGTTTATGGGTATTATGATGAGCGTAAGCAGTCTATAAATCAGATCGCGGCCGCGTGTGGTGTAGCACCTGGCACGGTAACCGGGATTATTGACGGCCGGGCAGAAAGCAAGATGGTCGAGCGGGTGCGTGATATGGAGTTCCGGGCGCAGTTGCCGGAGCTTCCGGCCGGGGAGATTACTGACGAGTATTATGCCTGGCTTTACGCGGGGATCCATGACAGGCCGAGGGAGGCATAAAAAGATGAAGACTGTGGGTTATTTGAGAGTGTCAACAGACCTTCAGGACGTGGATAATCAGCGGCTCGAGGTTCTGCGGCTGGCTAACGATCGCGGCCTGGGGTCTGTTGAGTTTGTAGAGGAGATCGTGTCAGGGCGTAAGTCCTGGCGCGATCGGGAGCTTGCGGGGGTGTTAGCTGGTCTGGGTAAGGGTGACGTTGTGATCGTGGCGGAGTTGTCGCGGCTGGGTCGGTCGATGCTTGAGATCATGGAGATCCTCAGTATTGCAACCCGGGCCGGGGTCGTGGTGTATGCGGTCAAGGGTGAGTGGGTGCTTGACGGATCCCTGCAAAGCAAGGTAGTCGCCCTGGCGTTTGCGATGGCTGCGGAGATCGAGCGGGACCTGATAAGCTCCCGGACGCGTGCAGCGCTTGCAACCAAACGGGCGCAAGGTGTCCGCCTGGGCCGGCCGCCTGGACCCGGCAAGAGCAAGCTGGATGAGCACAGGACAGAGATCGTTGAGATGCTGGGCCTTGGCATCAAGCGCAAGCGACTCGCGGAGCGGTTGCACACGACTGAAGGCAACCTTCGCAACTGGCTGCGGCGGCGTGGCCTGTAGATCGAGCGCGTTAAACCCTGATCGGGCAGCCGGTCAGGGTATTTTTGCGCCTGACAGAGGATCGCGCGCGGTCAGTTTTTGCGATGCCCGCAAAAAAAACTTTCCTCAAAGGCTTATGGGGTATATAGGTTCTGGCGAATATCGGGACGGGTAATTCAGAAAGGTAAGTCAAAAGACAGGTTTCAGGGATCAGGAAAAGCAAAAACAGCAAAGAAAAAACTGCAAAAACAAAAAGCTGAAAAACAGAAGCTGAAAAATAAAAGCGGGGAAACTTCGAAGAAGACAATCGCAACTTTGGTCTTTTGGGAGGGGCCGCAAAAATCTGGGAGGGGCGCGAAAAAATGAATGAAGATGGTAAGGGTATTAAGTTGGACGAGGGGAAGCAGGGTTGGTATGCGATGCCGCTGGAGGTTCTCGAACCGCTGGCTGATGTGTTTAATGCGGGTGAGAAGAAGTATGAGACGTTTAACTGTCTGCTACCGTTTGACCAGCCGGAACGTCGGTTTTATGATGCGGCGATGCGGCACCTGGCCGCGTGTCAGGTGGACCCGCTGGCGAAGGATGAGGAAACGGGCTGTTATCATCTTGCCCAGGTGGCCTTTTCTGTTTTGTTGAGGTTGCATAATTGCAGGAAGGGTATTTGAGGGGCTGTCAAGTTTTTTTTTGATTTTTTTTGCAAGTTGTTTCAGGTGTTTATAGCGTGATCTTTGCTGCAAAATCAGGCAGATCAAAAACCTGTGTTATAATCGCACCTATCTTTATAGGAACTTTCGTTTCTTTGTTCATAGCGGGGTGTGGATGTTATGGCAGCAATCAATAAAATCGACAAATATGAATTGGGTGAGCTGGTATTGAAGCTGGCTGGTGAGAATAAGACTGCGGAAGCTATTGCAGGGATTATTACCACTGAGCTGAACGGGATTGATAGCATAAGCCAGCCTTCAGTGTCCCGGTGGCTGAAAAGCGTCAGGCAGGAACGGTCGGAGCAGACGAAGCATATCGTACAGGAGCATATCAAGGCTACCGTCCCGCTGGATCTGGAGGCCCTGGATGAGATTGAGGGGTTTTTGCTTGAGGTGTTTCGGAATAAGGTGGTTGATCCGGAGACCGGAGAAGCTACGATCGGGATATATGATTTGAAGGATCGGCAAAATGCCGGGATGAATGCGGTGAAGATTGTCGAGACAAAGTTAAGGTTCGCTGGTCTGCTGGAGGATCCCGAGAAGATGGGGATGAAGGTGCCGACGAGTATTGAGGAGTTGTCGGATGATGAAATAACTGAACGGTTGCAGAAGTTTGGGGAATTGAAGGCGGTTAAGTAGCTAAGGGCCTGGGATCAGGGGCCAGGGATCAGGAAAGATAGTGGCAGAGGGGCAAAGTGACAGAGGCAGAATGGGTTGTGACATGATTCAATTTCCAGACAAAAAATATCAGATAATATATGCAGACCCGCCGTGGTTTGAAGCAGGCGGTGGCCAAATCAAGCGAGGCGCAGATAGGCACTATCCGCTTATGAAAACACAAGAGATTATTGACTTAAATGTGTCTTCTATTGTTGCAGATAACGCTCATTTATACTTGTGGGTTACAAATAATTTCTTGCAGGATGGACTCGACGTAATGAAGGCATGGGGTTTTGAATATAAGACCATAATAACCTGGATGAAAGACAAGACCGGTCTGGGGCAGTACTACAGAGGCATGACCGAGCATTGTCTTTTTGGAGTTAAGGGCATGCTCCCATATAAGCTCGATGGCGAGAAGCGGTGCCAGGGAGTTACCGGATTTTTTGCTGCCCGTGGTAAGCACTCCGCAAAACCAATCAAGATGAGAGAAATGATAATCCTGGTCTCGGATCGGGCAGGGTATAACAAAATAGAGCTTTTTGGCCGTCCATACAAAGACGATCTGTTTGATGATGATCGATTTATAGGGTGGGATATTTGGGGGAATGAAGTATAGCGATGAGCAGAACAGCACAGGCGGAACATTTAGCGTTATTGGAGGTTCAGGCGTTTCGGAAGGCGCGTCGGAAGATTGACACGTACTATCCGGATACCGGGCCGCTGCGGCGTGAGCTATATAAGAAGCATACTGGATTTTTTGAGGCTGGGGCAACGTTCAGGGAACGAGCGGCGATGGCCGCAAACAGGATCGGCAAAACGGAAGGGATCGGCGGGTATGAGTTGTCGCTGCATCTTACCGGGCAGTATCCGGACTGGTGGAAAGGTCGCAGGTTTACAAAGGCTGTTCGTGCCTGGGCCGCAGGATCAACTAATCAGACGGTGCGTGATATTTTGCAGGATAAGCTGATCGGCCCGGTAGGCGCGTTTGGGACCGGTATGATACCGGGTGCGGAGATTGTCGATATGAAGCGCCGGGCTGGCGGGGTTGCGGATTCCTATGAGCAGGTTTATGTCAGGCATGTATCAGGCGGTACGTCACGGCTGGTACTGAAGTCGTATGAGCAGGGTCGGAAGTCGTTCGAGGGGGTTGAGCAGGATGTTATTCTTCTTGATGAGGAGCCGGATGATGATATTTATGGTGAGTGCACTATCAGGACGATGACGACTAAAGGTCTTATCATGTTGACCTTCACACCGCTTGAAGGACTGTCCCATGTTGTGCTTCGGTTTATGCCGGGTGGTAAGATCCCGAACGATATGGGTATTCGATATATTATGCAGGCGACGTGGGATGACGCGCCTCATCTGACGAAGGAAGAGAAGGAATATCAGATGGCGTCAATGCTGCCGCATCAGATCGATGCGCGGGCAAAGGGGATTCCGGCGCTGGGTGCCGGGGCGATATATCCGATTGCAGAGTCGGATTTGCTGTGCAGCCCGTTTACGATCCCGGAGCACTTCACGCAGGTATATGGTATGGATGTCGGCTGGAAGTGGACTGCGGCATTATGGGGAGCCTATGACCGGGAGCATGATATTGTTTATCTGCATTCAGAATACAAGCGCGGGCACGCGGAACCGCCGGTACATACAGACGCTATAAAGGCACGTGGAATATGGATACCAGGCACTATCGATCCGAATGCGAATGGCCGTGGTCAAAGGGATGGATCGAAGCTGCTTACCGAATATCTTGACCTGGGACTCGATCTGGTTAAGGCTGTTAATGCGGTTGAGGCCGGTACGCTTAAAGTTTGGAAGCGGATGACGACCGGCGGGTTGAAGGTGTTTAATACGCTTGTCGGCTGGACGGAAGAGTTTCGGATATATCGGCGCAATGATCATGGTAAGGTTGTTAAGATGAATGATCATTACATGGACTGTATGCGGTATATGATAATGTCCGGGCTGAGTATCGCGAAGACTAAGCCGATTGAGGGCGCTGATCCTTATAGGCCGCGCGCTGAAGCTGGGGAAGCAAGTTGGATGGGACGGTGAAATAAATGGCTGGACTTAGGACTAACACGGGCATGATATATGCGGTTTTTGAGGCTGAGGGGATTTCGGATCCGATTTATATTGCCCGCGGCACGCCGCTTGGTGTTTCGGTTACTGATCCCGGGAAGCTCGGGAAGGTTGTACTTCAGCGTATTGGTGAAATAAATTCAGCCAATTATCCACAGATTGATGATCCGCGCTGGGGCACAGTGAAGGAGTTTCTTACTGCTGAGGAATATACAATAGAGCACGCTGAAGGCGGGTGGTATCATCTGGCCTGCACTTCGCATGCTTCTGATGTTACATATAAATTGAGATAGGGGGATTTTGATATGATCACAGGGACTTTTGAGGCAACCGGGATTTCAGCTCCGATATATATTGGCCGAACCAGGCCGCTTGGGGTTTCAATATCCGGTACGTTTAACGCGACGGTATTGCTGCGACGTAATCTGGAAATAAATTCAGGCCGGTATCCGCAGATCGATGACGATGAATGGCAGACAGAGCAGACAAAGACCGACGAGGCGGAGATAACGATCGAGAGATCGCCGGGTGCCTGGTATGATCTTGAATGTTCTGTTTATGGGTCCGGGAAGGTTGTTTATACCTTGAGGTAGGGGCAAGGGCTTGAAACTTGAAACTGGAAACTCAGGGCAGGCAGCCGGGGTCAGGAGACTAAAGAATGGCTAAGCAGAAAGTTCCGAAGACGAGTGAGGCGGTTGAGGTTGAACCGATAAAGACTGATCATATGCAGGAGATTCGGTCGCGGCTGGATCGTTCGGTAATAAACGAGCAGGATGAGCGCGACAAAGGCACTGCTGATACTAACTTCATCAATGGTGAGCACTGGACACCTGAAGCTCTTGCGAGTCGCAAGGGCCGGCCGTGTCTTACGATAAACGATCTGCCGACGTACCTTGATCAGATCGATGGTGCGATCCGGTCGAATAAGCCTGGTGTTACAGTACATGGTGTTGACAGCCAGTCCGATCCCGGGACGGCGGACGTTATTGCCGGTTTGATACGCAGGATTGAACGGCAAAGTAGCGCAAGTCGGATATATGGATATGCCGGGCTGCATACCGCGGCCGGTGGTCGTGGCGCCTTTCGGGTTGTCACGGAGTTTTCCAATGATGAGGATTTCGATCAGGAGATTTTCATACGCAAGATAAAAAATCCGTATTCGGTGTATTATGATTCGGATGCGCTACAGGACGATAAGCAGGACGGGCAGTATTTCTTTATCGTTGAGGATATTTCGATTGATTCATACGCGGCGAAATATAAAGGATCTCCGATAGACTTTTCGGTTGCCGGTGACGCATTCAAGAACTGGCGATCTGGTGAAAAGGTTCGGATTGCGGAATACTTCTATCGCAAACAGGTTGGTACCAGAACGATATATGTCCTGAATGACGGGTCTTTGAGTAACGAGCCGGATGAGGATGGCAAGTTTAAACGTAAACGCGATGTTCCGATAACTGAGATATGGTGGGAGAAGGTCGATGGTAAGAGCACGCTCGAGGGTCCCATTAAGGTAAACGGGCCTATGTTTCCTGTTGTGCTCGTATGGGGTAAGGAACTGTGTGTTAATGGCGTTGTTGAGGTTCGCGGGATTGCACGGCACTCGAAGGATGCGGTGCGGATGTATGATTACTGGCGTTCAAGCCATACTGAGACGGTTGCCCTGGCGCCTAAGAATCCGTACCTGATCGCGGATACGCTGCTCGGGTCATATAAGGACGTATGGGATAAAGCCGCGGAAGAGCTGTATTTCTATCTGCCATATAAGCCCGATCCTAACCAGCCCAATCTGAAGCCGTGGCGGGAGCAACCGCCGACCGGATCGCCAGGCATGTTGCAGGAGATAATGCTGGCCGGGCAGGATAAGAAGGATACAATCGGGATACAGGATGCGATGCTTGGGAAAAAGAGTAATGAACGATCCGGGGTCGCGTTACGTGAACGAAGGCAAACCGGGGAGCTCGGGCATTATGCGTATGTCGATAATATGGCGGAGGGTGTAAAGACGTGCGGCAAGATCCTGGTTGGGATGATACCGCAGGTTTATGATCGAAAAAAGACCGAACGCATCCTGGGTCCGGATTATAAAGAGAAGATCGTCGGGATCAATGGTGAGTCGAATAAGGATGGCAAGGTATATAATCTTTCGGTTGGGAAATATGATGTCGATATAGATACCGGGCCAAGCTATTCAACGCAACGAGACGAGTTTGTTGATAAGATGGGGATGCTGCTGCCGAATATGACGCCTGAAAGGGTTGATATCATATCGGATATACTGTTTGACGAGATGGACATGCCGCGTGCGGATGAGATTGCAAAACGGTTCAGGAAGATGCTGCCGCCGGGGCTGGTTGAGGATGAGATTAAAGGTGATGCCGGTGAAGATAGTTCCATGCTCGGAGGCCCGGACGGGTCACCTCCGCCCGAAGTACCCGGGCCTCCACCTCCACCGCCAGATCCGCTGCTGGAACTGAAGGTGCAGGAGCAGACGTTGAAGAATGAGCAGGAGGCGGAAAAGCTCGCGGGCTTGAAGCTGGAGAATCAGATTAAAGAAGCTAAGCTGGTTGGGGAAAAGGGGAATATTGCTGCGGAGGTTGAGGCGCTGCTGGCTGAGGGACAGGCTGAAGGCTGAAGGCTGTCAGGAAAAACGGAGGAACGATATGAGTGAGAAGGCGGTAAAATACGGGAAGCGGATGCCGATACATGTTTTGAGGGTTACTTACTATTCTGATGGTAAGGTTACTTTTCACGGGATCCCGGAGGATCAGAAGACGGCCGTGGCCATGTGTGCTGATCTGTTTAAGGCCACGCTCGAGTATTTTGTGGGAAAGACTGAGCGGGGCGAGAGCACTACTGAGGCTAAGAAGATTATTACGTTTCAGTGAGGGTAGAAATTGGAAACTGGAAACTTGAAACTTGAAACTTAAAAAAAGGAGGGTTCAGATGAAAAGCTACATAGGAAGTAAAATTATTCAGGCAGAAGAGATGGACGAACTTACATTCTTGCCTGTAGTAAAGGGATTGGGAAAAGTATGCAAAGCCAGACCGGGATACAAGGTCGTTTATCCCGATGGGTATGTGTCGTGGTCACCAAAGGCCGTATTCGAGATAGCTTATCGGGAAATTACTGATGGTGAGAGGCAGTTGATTTAAAACAAATGGAGGATAAGATAAAATGAGGAAATTGTTTGTTATTTTGGTGTGTATGGTGTTTGCTGGTGGGTGTGCTGGTATGGCGCCGAAGGTTGGAGACGGGAGCGCGGAGACGTGGAAAACGGAGCAGTCCGGGCCGGAGACTGGACACGGAAGTGTGGATGCCGTGGCGCCTGTGGTCGAGGGTGAGAAGGAGTTTCGGCGTGAAGTCGTTACAATGCGGGATGAGGCTGGCGAGCCGATTTTGTATTTTCTCACGATTTACAAGGTAGATACTGGTGATCCGGCCGGGTTTTTTATACTCGATCGGGAAAAGAAGGTTGTTGTTGGTGGAAGAAAATAGAAACTTGGAAGGGACGGACGAAAACATTATGGCAGCAAGAAAAGAAAATAGAGGGCATCCAGGCAGGGGAGATAAAGGCGCATGCGGCGGTGAAAGGCGGGAGAACGGGTCTGGTCCTAATCGCAACACGACACGCCAGCCGGGGCCTAAGAGGAAGAAAAAATAACCGAAACTTGAAACTTAAAAAACAGGAAATGGAGGATTAAAAATGGGATATGAGCAAAGTGAAGACAGGGCGAAGAAAGAAGAGCTTTTGAAGGACATATCGGAAGACCGTCCCGAACAAGCAGTATCCGAGGAACAGCCTGACCTTGTAAGGCAGGCGCGGCACACGATGCGTGCTGCCAAGGACAACGATCCGAATGATCCCTGGGCGCATAGATCGGCCGGGATGCGATGTGGTACGTGTATGTGGTTTGTCGAAAAGAAAAGGGAGCTGTTCAGGACGTCTCAACGTGTTGGCAGGTGTCGAAGGCACGCGCCAACATTGTTTGGGTATCCGGTAGTTTTCACTAATGACTGGTGCGGTGATCATAAGCTGGACGAAGAAAAGGCGTGACGATCTTTTAACTGGTAACTGAAAATAATAACTGGGTTTTTACTGTCTGGCGAGGCAGTGAGACGTAAGAGCAAGAAAACGGCTGTGTGGGCCACACCCCATATGGCCGTTTTTTTGTTGCCCAGGCTAAAAATAACCGTACCGGCGCGTAACACCGGGCATGAAAGGAGTAGTACGATGGCACAGGAAACTGGCGAAGTAAGCATGAGCGTTTCTCAGGAAATTCAGGGTGGCGTGGTGGATACGGGTGAAGACTCTTTTTCCGTTGATATGATGAGAGCTACGGTAAAGAAGGGTGAGCCAGGTCCAACCGCAGAGGCCGCTAAGGCCACAGAGGAAGGAACAAAGGCCACAGAGGAAGGCACAGATGGAGCAGCGGCAGAGGCCACAAAAGCAACAGAGGAAGCTGCTGGCGTAAAAGCCACAGTCGAAGAAAATGCTGATACGGACAAGGTTCCGGCTGGGGTGAAGAAAAAGTTAGATAAGTACACGAAGGCGAGACGAACCGCTGAACGCGAGACGGAGTTGCTACGTGAAGAGAACGAGCAACTGAAGGCGAAGGTAGCTGGCGCGGATGCAAGTAAGGAAGACTTGAAGCCCGATTCACGTGATTTCGATAGTGATGCGGACTATATCGAGGCATTGACAGATTATAAGGCGAAGAAGGCGATTACGGATAAAGAGAACTCTGATCGCGAGACCGCCACTACAGCGCTTCAGGTAAAACAGACTGCGCTGGCGAAGGAAAAGAATGACGCAATCATATCGGTAATCAATACCGGCAAGGAGAAGTACAAGGATTTTGATACGGTATTCAACGATAAGGTTACTGTGACGGAGCCCATGGCTGATGCCATTGCACTGTTAGATAACGGCAGAGACGTGGCCTATTTTCTGGGTAAGAATCCGCAACGCGCAACCGAGATCGCACAGATGGGTGTGGTCGAGGCCGCGATGGCGATACAAGACATTTCTTCCGGGGCCAGGAAGATTGCAAAAACTACTATAGCATCTAACGCGAGCGACCCGATAAAACCCGTGTCCGGGTCTGCTGCTAATATAAAGACGCTGGAGACAATGACCCAGGGTGAATATAACGCAGAGATGAACCGCCGGGACAAGGTTAAGCGCGGAGGATAAGAAAGGATAAGGAATTGAACCATGGCATTTGAAACCAATGTATATGTAACCTCGACGCTGATCGCCAAGGAGCAGTTGCGACAGCTTGAGAATAACCTCGGGGTATCCAAGGTTGTTAATCGGGATTGGGAAAACAAGTTTTCCAAGGATGGTGAGACACTTGGAATACGGAAACCCAATAAGTTCAGGATGGTCAAGGCCCGTGCCCGGGCTGGGGTTGCGTTGGCAGAGGCCAATATTACCCTTACCGTTGCTACTCAGGCACATGTGTCGTTTGAGTGGAGTTCCAAGGAGATGACCGATACAGTTGAACGGGTAAGTGAACGGTACGTTAAGCCCGCTATGTCCGCTCTGGCTAATGGTCCGGATGTCGATCTGTTCGCACTGTATAAAAAGGTTGCCAATAGTGTCGGAACTCCCGGGGTTGCACCCGCGGACTTCGATGTTTATGCGGATGCGATGCGTAAACTGGATGAAGAGGCCACGCCTGGCGATATGAGGCATGTGTTCGTCAATCCAAAAGGCAAGGCGGAAACTCTTAAAGGTTTGAAGGGCCTGCTTAGCGACAAGATCGTTAACGGCGTCATTACCAAAGGGTTTATCGGTTCGCTTGCGGAGCTCGACTTCCACATGGCGCAGAATGTTCAGACACATACCTGTGGTCATTTCGCAACTGGATCCACTCCGGTTGTTGATGGAGCTACACAAACCGGCGCGACGCTGGCTACATTAGGCTGGGGCGCCGCTGGTACTCTGCTTGAGGGCGACGTGTTCACG